CGCAGGCGCGCGCACTCGACGAGGCGCCGGCCGATGCGGCGAGGACGCGGCGGTGACCGCGTCGAACGCCATCGTCCCGCCCGGCGAGCTTTCGGGCTCTGAGTTTCCCGAACTTCCCGGCGTTCTCGGAGAGATCGCCGACGCGGCGGGCGAGGAGGCGGCGCTGGCGGTGGCGAACGCGCGCGGCGGCACGCAGGTCTATTTTCCGTCGGTGCCCGGTCACGGCCACTGGCTGAGCCGGCTGATCGGCGAGGACGCGGCTCGGCGCGTATGCGCCCGGCTGACGTGCGGCGTCGGCGGGATACGCGTCGACCTGCCGCTGGGGCCGACGGGCCACGCCGCCAGGGCGCGGGCCAGGGTCGATGCGCTGATCGGCGAGGGTCTGTCCGAGCGTGACATCGCGCTCGCGACGGGATATTCGATCCGCGGCGTCCGCCGCCGCCGCGCCAGACTCACCGCGCGCGAGGACGACCGGCAGCTGCCGCTGCTCTGAGCTCACCGCCGAAGCCGAACCGGCCCGCCGTCCGGGGCGCGGACGCGTGCGGCGGCAACCATAACGGCGGCCATGAAGCTCATCGAAATCCTGCTCGATATGGCCGCGGGCTGCCGCGAGGTTCCGCCGCCGGCCGAGTTCTACAAAAGCTCGCCATCGCCCTGCGAGGTGATCGAAGGCTATATCCGGGCGCACGAAGGCGGGATGAGCGTCGATCCGGTCGACACAGGCAACTGGTTTCGCGGCGTTCTGACCGGTTCGAAATATGGCGTGACCGGCGCGACGCTGGCCAAATATCGCGGAGTTCGGGCGGTTACGCAGGCGCAGATGCGCGCGCTCACGCTCGACGAAGCGATCGACATCGGCATGAAGCTCTATTTCGACCAGCCCGATATCGACCTTTTGCCATGGAACCAGGTCTCGGGCTCGATCCTCGACATGGGCTGGGGGGCGGGGCCGGGGCAAGCGGCCAAGCTGCTGCAGCGGATGATCGGCGCGAACGACGACGGCGACATCGGGCCGCGGACGGCCGAGGCCTATCTCGATTATCTGCGCAACCACGGGCTTGAAAAGACCGCGCGCGACTGGGCGAAGGTGCGCGACGGCTTCTACGACCTGATCATCCGCCGCCGCCCGGCGAACGCCAAATACCGTCGCGGCTGGCGTAACCGCACGGCGAGCTTCCTTCCCGGCACCGCATGGTGGGAGCAGTGGCGATGATCGGCAAGATCCTCAAGGACATGCACTGCGCGACCGATAACGAGCATTACGAGCAGGCGCGGATATTGACGAGCCTCGGCTATGTGCTTCTCAACGGCACGGCGGTCTGGATGGTGTGGCGCGGCGATGCGGTCGGGCTGGTCGAATACGCCCAGGCGACGGCGCTCTATTTCGGCGCGGCGGGCGGCTTTATTTTCCTCAAAAAGCGCGGCGGCACCGGATGACCGCTCTGCTCGTCAAATATCTCGGCGTCGGCGAGCTCGCCGCGCGGCTGATCATGGCGCTCGCGATCGCGGTGCTGTGCGCCGCGAGCTTTATCGCGGGCTGCTCGACCGGGAAGGATATCGAACGCGGCAAATGGGAAAAGGCGCAGCGCGAGGCGATCGAGGCGCTGCGCGAGGCCGAGGCCGAGGCCGGCGACGCCTTCGACACCAACGCGGCGGGGTCCGACACGGGCATAGCCGCCCAACGCGAGGAGACCGACGATGCGCTTCCCGAAGACGCCGGCGCGCCTATCGGCGCTGCCGATCGCGTTCGCTATTGTATCGAGCTGCGCAGGCAGGACGGCGCCGCCCGGCTTGCCGATAGCGCCTGCTCGGCTGACGGCGCATGAAGAACGTCCGGCGATCACTCCGGCCGATGGCGTCAGCGCCGAGGCCTTCGCGCGCTGGCGCGACCGCGTCGACGACTGGGGCAAGGCGCGCGACTGCCAGATTCACAATATCGAAAGCTGGCTCGCCGCGCTCGGCATGCGAGGCGCGGCGGGCGAGCGGCCCGTCTATTGCGAACCCGTCGCCGCGAGCGCGAGCGGCGAATGAGAAAGGCGAGCAGCCGGGCGATCGAGCGCGCGGCGGCGCTGGTCGCGCTCGAATGCGAGCGCGAGGCGGCGCGGATAAGACGCCTGCTGTCGACGGTGGCGCGCGGCGGCTGCGCCGACTGCGGCGCGAGAATCGAGGCGCGGCGGCGCGCGGCGATGCCGTCGACGCGGCGGTGCTTGTGCTGCCAGCAGCGGCACGAGCTTAAGGAAAGGCGGGGCTGGTGATCGAGGTAGCGGGGCTGATCCCATGGCTGACGATGGCGGCGCTCGCGCTCGGCATCGGCAATTCGATATGGGCGGTGATGACGCGCGGCGCGGTCCAGACCGCGGGCGAGGTGGCTGAACACGACCGCACGCTCGTCGATCACGACCGACGCATCCAGGCGGTCGAGGGAGAAATCAAGCACATGCCGTCAAAAGACAAGATCACCGAGCTGCTGGTCTCGCTGACCGAAGTCCGCGGCAAGCTCGAGGCCTTCGACTCGGAGCTTTCGAGCGTCAACCGAACGGTCAACCGGATCGAGGATTATCTGAGGTCGAGGCAATGAGCTATGAAGCGATCGAGGCCGAGGCGGGGCGGCTGTGCATCCTCGAGGAACTCGCGCGGCAGACCGACGGCCGCGCCAACGATTCGGTGCTGCGACAGGTGCTCGACGTTTACGGCATCGCCCGCTCGCGCGAATGGCTACGCACGCAGTTGCGCATGCTCGCCGATCTCGGCGCGGTCAGGATCGTCGAGGTCGGCCCGGTGATGGTCGCCTCGCTTACCCGGCCGGGTCGCGACCATGTCGAGCGGCGGCGGATCATCGACGGCGTCGCGCGGCCGAGCGACGAGGATTGAGATGGCCGCGCCGCCGCCTTCCCGCCGAGAAACTCCGCGCAGGCGTGGGCGGGGACGGCTGTCGTCGATCGACCTCTTGCCCGAGGAGGCAGAGCCCGACGTCGCCTGGGCGGTCGCCGCGCTGCGCGCGCGCAAGAAGCACGCCGCCGCGATTTTTGAGGCGTTCAATTCGCGGCTCGCCGATCGCGGCATCGGGCCGGTCTCGAAGTCGGCGTGGAGCCGTTATTCGGTTCGCAAGGCGATCAGCTTCCGCAAGCTCGACGAGGTACGGCGGATCTCGAACGAGCTGGTCGAATCGCTCGGCATGGCCGGAGCCGACGATGTGACGGTGGCGACGGTCGAGATGATCAAGCTCGCAGCCTTCCAGATGCTCGAGAGCTCCGAAAAACTCACGCCGAAAGACATAATGGAGCTGAGCCGCGCGCTCGCCTCGGCGGTCAACGCGCGGAAGGGATCGGCCGAGGACAAGAAGAAGCGGATGGACGAGGTGCGCGCCGAATTCAACAAGGCGCTCGACAAGGCGGAGGGCAATCTCGAGGCGGCTGATCAAGGCGGAGCGGCCGTGCTCAAGCGTATCCGCGAAGAGGTTTACGGAATCTTCGATGCAGACTAGTCCCGCCATCCAGCTCTACGACTATCAGCGGCGCTGGTTCCTCGACGCGAGCCGGTTCAAGCTCGCCAAGTTCGCGCGCCAGACGGGCAAGACGTTCACGACGACACTGGAGATCGTCGATGACGGCTATCGGCACGCTGTCGAAGGCAGGCGGTCGCGCTGGGTGATCCTCAGCCGAGGCGAACGCCAGGCGCGCGAGGCGATGAACGAGGGTGTCTTCCCGCATGCGAAGGCCTACGGCCTGTCGTTCGAGCAGGCGGAGTTCGACTGGCAGGGATCGGAGGGCAGCTACCGCGCGCTCGAATGTTTGCTGCCCAACGGATCGCGGATAACCGCACTGCCGGCCAACCCCGATACCGCGCGCGGTTTCTCGGCCAACGTCTTTCTCGACGAGTTCGCCTTTCACAAGGATTCGAACGCGATCTGGAAGGCGCTCTTCCCGGTGGTTTCGGCGGGCCGGAAGCTGCGGGTGACCTCGACGCCGAACGGACGGAGCGGCAAGTTCTACGAGCTCGACACGGCCGAAGACATCGTCGGACCAGGCGGCCGAAAACAGCCCGGCGCCTGGTCGCGCCACGCGGTCGATATCTACCAGGCGGTCGCCGACGGGCTGCCGCGCGACATCGACGAGCTGCGCGCGGGCATCGCCGACGAGGACGCCTGGGCGCAGGAGTACGAGCTGCGCTATCTCGACGAGGCGAGCGCCTGGCTGAGCTACGCGCTGATATCGGCTTGCGAGGACGACGATGCGGGCAGGCCCGATCTCTACGAGGGCGGGCCGTGCTTCGTCGGCCGCGACATCGGCCGGCGCAACGATCTTCATGTGATCTGGGTTGCCGAGCTGATCGGCGACGTGCTGTGGGAGCGCGAACGAATCGAGCAGAAGCGCGCGACCTTCGCCGAGATGGACATGGCGTTCGACGAAATCATGCTGCGCTACCGGGTGGCGCGGGCGTGCATCGACCAGACGGGGATGGGCGAGAAGGTCGTCGAGGACGCGCAGCGGCGCTATGGCGGGCTGATCGAGGGCGTGCTGTTCACCGGGCCTTCGAAGCTGATCATGGCGAGCGCGGGCAAGCAACGCTTCGAGGACCGGCGGCTGCGCATTCCGATGGGCGACGTGGCGCTGCGCGCCGATCTGCACAAGGTGCGCAAGGTATCGGGCCCGACCGGGACGCCGCGTTTCGTCGCCGAGCGCGACGACGATCACGCCGACCGCACCTGGGCGATCTTCCTCGGCATCAATGCTGCGGCGGGGATGGACGGCGCGCGCTGGCGGCCGCTCGCCAAGCCGATCGGCGCGCCCCGGAGCCGGCTCGACAGCGACTGGATAGCGGCATGATGGGATCTTTTGTTTCGCCCTCAGGCGCCGGGCGCGGGCCCTCCGGCCCGCTCGGCTTTCCTCGCATGAGCTCGGGCGGCCGTTCGGCCTTGCGGCCCGCTGGTCGCGGGCCGGGAGAGGCATCGTGAACATCTTCCAAAAGGCACTGGCGGCGATGCGTCATTCGGCGCGGCCGCCGTTCATCAGCGGGCTGCTCAGGCGGACGCGGTTCGACTATCGGCGCGAGATCGGCGACGGGCTCGACGCATCGGTGGTCACCGCGCCGATCCAGTGGATCCAGCGGGCGCTCCCCGAAGCGGCGCTGAGCGTCGGTCGGCGCGGCCGCGACGGTTCGATCGCGCTCGTCGACGACCATCCGCTGACAGCGCTGATCGCCAGACCGAACGATTATTATAGCGAGATAGCATTGTGGGGCGGGACGATCTTCAGCTATCTGTTCGCGGGCAACGCCTATTGGGTCAAAGTGCGCAACGGCGCCGGCAGGCCGGTCGAACTGTGGTATGTGCCTCACTGGACGATCGAGCCCAAATGGCCGCAGGACGGCAGCGAATTTATTTCGCATTATCGCTACAGTCCCGGCAGCGGCGCGCCGCCGGTCCGGCTCGAAAGCGAGGACGTGGTCCATTTTCGCCACGGCCTCGATCCGCGCAACACGCGGCTCGGGCTGTCGCCGCTCGGCGGCGCGATCCGCGAGATCTTCATGGATCTTGAAAGTTCGAACTTTGTCGCGGCGCTGCTGCGGAACATGGGGGTTCCGGGGGTGGTGATCAGCCCCAAGGGCGGGGCGATGCCGTCGGCCGAAGACGTCGATGCGACCAAGGCGTGGTTCCAGGAGGCGTTCGGCGGCGACAAGCGCGGCGGGCCGCTGGTGATGGGGGCGCCGACCGACGTGACGCCTTACGGCTTCAACCCGCAGCAGATGAACATGGGCGAGGCGCGCGACATCGCCGAGGAGCGCGTCTGCGCGTGCCTCGGCATCCCCGCCGCCGTCGTCGGCTTCGGCGCGGGGCTCCAGCAGACCAAGGTCGGGGCGACGATGGAGGAGCTGCGCAAGCTTGCCTGGCACAACGGGGTTTTGCCCGTCGCGCGCGCGTTCGCCGACGAAATAGAGCGATCGCTGCTGCCCGACTTCGGCCAGACCGCGGGGCTCGATCTCGCCTGGGATACGTCGGGGGTGCTGGCGCTCCAGGAGGACAAGGACAAGGAGGTCGAGCGCTGGAACAAGAAGCTGGCGAGCGGCGGCATCACTGTGTTCGAGTATCGCAAGGGAATCGGCGAGGAAGCCGACGACAGCCATCGCATCTATCTGCGGTCGATCGCGCTGCTCGAAGTGCCCGAGCGAGCGCCGCCGCGACAGATCGAAGCGCCCGCCGCGCCGAAAGCGATCGGCGGCGAGAAGGCGCGCGCGACGCCCGAGCAGATGCGCCGCGGCGAGGCCTATGTCAGACTGCTCGCGCGGCAGGAGAAGGGGCTGCGCGAGAGCTTCGAGCGGGCGCTCGGGGGGCTGTTCTCGAAATGGCGCGAAGAGGCGCGGCAAGCGGCGCGGCAAGCGCTCGCGGCGCGCGGCGAGAAGGGCATGGGCGAAGACGATCGCGCGAAGTCGGTAAAAGCCGATGAAGGCCTGATCGCCGCGGTGATGGAAAAGCTCGGCATCACGGCGTGGGCGGCCGAGCTCGGCCAGGCTTATGGCGCGCATTATCTCAGCGTCGCGACCGCGAGCGCCGACGCGGCCGAGATCGCCGGGCTCGGCACGGGGCTCCCCGATCCGGTGGCGCGTGCGATCGTCGCCTCGGGCGGGCGGCGCGCGGGGCTGCTCGATCTCGACGCGCAGAGCCGAGCGGCGGTGTTCGAGGCGCTCGCCGAGGGCCGCGCCGAGGGCGAGGGCGCGGCGCAGCTCGCGGCGCGGATCGGGAATCATATCGAAGCGGGACCGTGGAACGCGGGCGAGATCCGCGCCGCGATCATCGCGCGGACCGAGACCAAATATGCGCAGAACATCTCGACGATCGAGCGCGCGAAAGCGGCGGGCGTCGAGAAGTTCATCGTCTTCGACGGGCGGTTCGGGCCGCCGCGCTCGACGCCGAGCCATATCGCGCGCGACGGCTCGATCGTGACGGCGGCCGAGGCCGACGAGATGGCGGCGGCCGAACATCCCAACGGGACGCTGAGCTTCGCGCCGCATTTCGAGCCCTAGAATGTTCGAGATTAGAAAGGAGAAATCGAGATGAAGACCAAGGCACTGACGATCGAAAAAATGGACGAGGCCGGGAGCGGGCTGGCGCGGATCGCCACGCTGTCGGCCGTCGACCTTGACGGCGACACCTATGAACGCGGCGCGTTCGGGTGGAAGGAGGGAGGCGGCCAATGGGTACCGATCCTGCCGGCGCACGATCGGCGGGCGATGCCGCTCGGCAAGGCGTGGGTCTATGAGGAAGGCGACGCGGCGCTGGCGGGGCTGCATCTCAATCTGGCGACGCAGGCGGGGAAAGACTGGCATGCGACGTTGAGGTTCGATCTCGACAAGGGCAATCCGGTTCAGCAATGGAGCTACGGCTACGACATCGTCGACGCCGATTTCGAGCAGCGCGGCGAGAAACGCGTCCAGGTGCTCAAGCGGCTCGACGTCGAAGAAATCTCGCCGGTGATCCGCGGCGCCGGCGTCGGCACGGCCACGCTGTCGATCAAGGGCGCGGCGTTGAAGGACGCGCATTTCGCCGCGCTCGTCGGCGAGCTCGGCGAAGTCGCGGACATACTCGACGCCGGTCCGGAGACGCTGTCGGCGACGGGGATCAAGCAGCTCGCCGAGATCCATCGCGCGCTCGGCGACGTGCTCGCCGCCGACGTGACGCGGAAGACGGTTCCAGACGACAGCGCGCTGGCGGGATATCTGGCGGCGCTGTCGCGGCGGCATATGGCGCGCGCGGCGTGAGCCGCCGCGAGCCGTGCCATTGGCCGGGCCGATGCCGGCGGCGGCGGCGGATCGGAAATTCGCCGCTGGAGGCCTGACGCCGCGCGCCGACGGCCTCTCCCCCGCGACGCGCATCGATCGGCGTTCTTAGACATTCTTAAAACCCTCTTAAAACGATTTCCGAGCGCGAGGCCGGGCGCGTTTCCGGCGGGCGGCGTTCGACACCGGCACTGGAGGCTTGCTTGCGACCGCCTCGCGGGGGTATCGACCGGGAGCGAAAGCGCGGCCCGCCCGATGCCCCGCCGGCCAGCCCGGAACAGAGGCCGGGGCGAAGCGCGGGACGCGCCGGCCCCATATGGAAACGATTTCAACCGAACCTCGCGGACCTCGCGCGGGGAGCATGGGAGCTGCGATATGACGATCGAGAATTTGACCCTCAAGCAGGCGCGCGAAAAGCTCGCCGCCAGGCAGGACGAACTGGGCAAGGTCTTCGCCGAAGCGAAGACAGAAGAGGGGGTGTACGACTTCGGCCTGGTCAAGTGCCTGGGCGATGACGTCAAGGGCGGCATCGCGGTGGCCGATAAGGTCAAGGCGATGAACGCCGAGCTCGACGAGATCGCCGGGCATGTCGAGCAGCTCGAGGCCGCCGAGAAAGCCGCGCTCGCACATGCCGATCGCGAAAAGTCGCGGCGCGGCTGGCCGCATCCGGGCGCGCAGGCGGCCAAGGACGGCGGCGCAGGCCGCGTAAAGTCGCTCGGCGAAACGGTGGCGGGCGAAAAGGCGTATCAGGACTGGGCGGCGAAGGGCGCGGCGGGGGGACTCTCGTTCTCCTATGACGAGATGTGGCCCTCGGAGGCGTTGGCGAAGGGCGCGGCGTTCGAGACTTTGGGCACAAAAGCGCTGCTCGCGACGACCGCGGGCTATGCTCCAGAAAGCGTCCGCGCGGCGGGTTTCGTCGAGATGGCGGCGCGGCCGATCCAGCTGCTCGACGTCATCCCGATCTTCCCGACAAACCAGGCGGCATATAAATATATGGAGGAAACGACGCGGGCCCACGCCGCCGCGCCGGCCGCCGAGGGCGGCGCCTTCGCCGAGTCGGCGTTCGGCTTCACCGAAAAGAGCGCGCCGGTCGAGAAGATCACCGACAGCGTGCCGGTGACCGACGAACAGCTCGAAGACGTGGCGATGATGGAAGGCTATATCAACGGCCGGCTGACCTTCGGCGTCCGCCAGAGGCTCGACAGCCTGGTACTCGTCGGCAGCGGCGTCGCTCCGAACATCCGCGGGCTCGCCAACGTCGCGGGGATCCAGACGCAGGCGAAGGGCGCCGATCCGGTGATGGACGCGTTCTTCAAGGCGATGACGAAGATCCGCGTCACGGGCCGCGCGAGGCCGACGCATCATGTCATGCATCCCGAGGACTGGCAGGAGATCCGGCTGACGCGGACCGCCGACGGCGTTTATATCTTCGGCGCGCCGACCGAGGCGGGCCCCGAGCGGCTGTGGGGTCTGCCGGTTATCCAGCAGGACGCGCAGGCCGCGGGGACGGGCTATACGGGCTCGTTCCTGCCGCCCTATCTGAGCCTGTTCGAGCGCCGCGGCGTCGACATCCAGGTCGGCTATGTCGGATCGCAATTCACCGAGGGCAAGCGCACGGTGCGCGCAGATATGCGCGGCGTGATGGTGTGGTTCCGTCCCGCGGCGTTCTGCGAGGTGACGGGCATCTAATCCCGCTGCGCTGGCGGGAAACCGGCCGTGCGCGCCAATCTCTCCCGGCGCGCACGGCCGGACATTTCGATAGAGCCCCGCCGGGCGTGACCGGCGGGGAAGCAAGAAAGGAAGAGCGGATATGAAGATCGAAGGTTCGCAGGTGCGGGTCCGCAGCTGCATTGTCGCCGCCGCCGCGCTCGGCGCCGATGCCGCCATATTGGCCGACACGGCGATGGCCGCGGGCGCCGCCACCGTTGTGGCGGTGTTCGCGGGCCAGCCCGACGTGGCGCGCAACCTCACGGTCAAGGGCAACGATGCCAACGTCGCCGGCGACGTGGTCATCGAAGGCCTCGACATCGGCGGCGATGCGATCAGCGAGACGATCGCGCTGGCCGGCATCGCGACGGTCGCGGGAACCAAGGCCTTCGCCTCGATCACGCAGGCGACGCTGCCGGTCTGGGCGATCGCCGATACCGAGCGCGTGCGGATCGGCACGGGGGCCAGGCTCGGCCTGCCGGTGCGGCTCAACCGCAACTCGGTGATCGCCGCGTTCCTCGCCAAGGCGCGCGAGGCGGTGGCGCCGACGGTCGCGGTGAATGCCGCCGCACTCGAGAGCAACACCGTCACGCTCGACTCGGCCCTCGATGGCTCCGAGGTGATCGTCGACCTCTACGAAACCCACTGAAGCACAGGCCGGGGCTGACCGGCGATGATAAAAGGAGAAAGACGATGATAGCGACCGAGAGACTCTATCTCACCGCCGACAGGAAGAAGGTCGTCGCCGCGGGCGACAAGGCTGCGGCGGCGCTCTACGCGACGCCGGGCGACGAGATCCCCGAAAGCGCGGTCGAGCGCTTCGGGCTGACCGATGGCGGGCTGCCGAAGGCGAAGCCGCCGAGCGGCGGCGCCAAGGGTGACGATGCCGCGAAGGAAAAGAAGGCGGCGGCGAACAAAGAGGCCGGGAGCGGCGGCGACAAGAGCGGCGCTGAGGCCGGCTGATGGCGCTG